AATCTTTATATATTGTTTCATCCATTTTAGGATATCCTTCATAAAGAGTACCTTTAATAACTTTATTAATACCTTCAAACATTTCTTTTAAAGGTAAGTGTCCACTTGCAGTACCGCCAAAAGTACGTAACCTTTCTCCTTGAGGACGAATAGAGTTATAACTTATTTTAACAGTATGGATATGTTCGTAATCATAATTGTGCAAAATATCAATGTAGTATTTTAATGCTTCTACAAAACCCTCTTTACTATCACCAATCCAGATTTTTGCATAACCATTTTTCATATCAATAAGACGAGTGTGTTCGATTCTTTCTGATTTGGATAAAGGGTTGTATTCACTGTGAATAACTTTTAAATTAGTTCTAAGTTTGGTAAGTTGTTTAGCATTTTCTTTAGTACATTTAATACCAACACCTGTACCGATGAGTAGAAGGTAGAATAAATTACTGATATCTTTCCATTTTTTAATGTTGATAAAGGAACAGTTAAAGTTTGCTAAGGGGAATTTATCAGCTACATTTGATTCAGCACCTCCTACCCAATGAGTACGTCCTGATAAGAATTGGCGTAGATTAAAGATGTTATCGAAAAGAGTTTCTGCTTCAATTCGCATTTTATCACGATTAAAGTTAATTTTATTCTTTTCAATTTGTCTAAAACCAAGGTTTACATTGTATTCTACTGCTCTGCGTATAGCTTCCTTCCAAGTTTCTCTACGTCCTTTGTATTCAAGCCACCTACTGTAAGTACGGTAGAATACAAAAGTACCAAGTTCACTCATGTGTTCTGGAGTATCTGGATATTTGTTGATAAACTCATCGGTTAAAAGGTTATTATAAAACATATTTCTCCTTTTTAAATTAGGAGTAATGTTTTATTTTTGATTGACTTCCTCCATTATTTGTTCAAAATCTTTTAAACTTAAATGCATATTTATTATTGTTTTATTTGCATCGTTTTCAATATAGAGTTTATAATTCATATTTTCATATTTATTTGCATAAGCATGGTCTATACTTCTTGTACGTAATTTTTTATGTTTTTTGAAAAGTTCATTTAGTTTAGCTAAATTTAAATTTGGTTCAAATAATATCATACTAATTAATTCTTTTGTTAAAGGTTTGCCTAGTTTTTTAATTAGTGGGTGCATATTTTACTCCTTTAAAGTTATTGTCGCCAAGGTTGTATGTCAGCACCTTTACATATATCTTGTTTTTTAAGGTAACACATTTTACATTGATAATACATTTCTTTTGTATTTTTAGGAATATTGAAACGATTATTTTTAATATTGTCGAAAACCTTTTTTACTTCATCAATTTTTTCTTCAATATTAATAATGTAATCACGATTACCTACAGTACAACAATATATATTATTGCTTACTTGTTCAAAAATTCTTTCTTTATTTTCTTGTAAATATATTAGTTTAAATCTTTGAACAGGTTTTTCGAAATGTTTAGAAGCTCCATAAATATATAGAGGTGCTTGCATATCTGTGGTGAATTTTTTACCAACCATTACTGAACCACTTTTCCAATCAACAATTTCAATACCATCATTAAATGGGTTAATTCTATCAATAGTTGTTTCGATAATTGGATAATCATCACCTATTGATGTGTGGATTGTTTCTTCAGTAGTTATGGCTTTAGGCATATTTTTGATAATGTAAAAGTATGTATTAATACTTTCTGTACCTCTGATATAAAGTTTATTCTTTAATACAGGGTCATCATCAAATAATTCTATAGGATATGAAAGCCAATATTTCTCAAACATTTCAAGTGCTGTTGTATGATTTATAGAATGGTCTTTAGAACATTTATTAAAGATTTCATGTAAATCAATACCTATTTGTTGGTAAGGATTCATTTCTTCTTTAATACCTTTAAATACTTGCATGTAGAATTTAAAAGGACAAGTGCGATAAGTTTCTATGTGGGAGCGGCGAATTACATCTGGTATTTTTTCAACAGGTAATGTAGTTGGTTTTTTTGATGCGGTGTAACAGGTATCACAGAATCCTTTAATGGCACAATCTTTATGAATTGGTTTGTTACAAGTTGTACATCTGGTTTCTTTTCGCATATCTTCTATATCAAGAAAACAGTTTATACAAATCAAGATTCTTCCTCCATTGGAGTAAATTCACCGTTTAATATAGATAATTTTACCGCTTCAAGTAACATTATAATTGTAGGAATATCAAGTCCATCTGTACTCCAATCAAAAGTACCATCATCTTTAATGGTAATGGTTAATTGTTTACTCATTAATATTTTTATCTCCTTTTATTAATTTGAAACAAACACATTGTTGTTACTCCAATAATTCCTCCAATAAACAAACCTATTAAATCAGTTAATGATATCATGCATTTATTCCTCTTCTATATTTTTCTAACCATACTTTATAAACTTCAGTTTTGTGGAAGTTGCATGATTTGAATTCATAACAATGTCCACGATAGATACAATCTGGAACGCAAACATCAACAAGTTCTGGTTCATAATAATATAAATTATCAAGAAATAATTGCCATGCTTGTCTAGTTTCAGGACTTGCTAATATGCATAAACGTTTACGGCTAATGTTGATAATAGCTTGAGGATTTGCTTGACATTCATGTTCTATAAGTGCTGATTGTTTTTCTTCATCACGATTGATATTAGTACGGTCTGTACGTTGAGTACGGACAAAATGTTCAATACCAAATTTATGTCGAACAAAATGTACAGAAATCCATGATTTTAAATTAAACCATTTCCAACTGATTTGAATTTTACGTATTGGTGAGTGTTCGGCAAGAAGTATTCTGCGTTTCCAGGTTGAAGGTACATTACCATTTACAGGTTCTAAATTAACTGTAGTACGTGCGGCATTATATACTTTAAGCCAAGTACCGAATACATCAAGTATCTTTACTTCCATAAAACACTCCTTTAATTATAGAAGGATTTTACTTTATCAATTATTTTATTATTAGTTACAATTGCTTCTTCATGTTTATTAATTTTATCACGCAAATAATCAATACTATTATATTTATTAAGAATATCTTTATTGATTATTTCATTACTTTTGATTAATTTATTAATCATTAATTCTACTTTATTAACAATGATATTGCCAGTGCGTAAGGCAAGTGCTAGTTTTAAATTGTAAAGCATTATAAATCCTCTCCCGAATCAAATATTACAGAATTTCCAGATTTTCTTCCTCTGATAAGGAGCAACCTTCCCAAGTTAAATAATTTTTTAGTGGCTTCTGCTTTCCAAGATGAAGCAAAAACAATGGTTTTAACATTACCGAATAACGTGGACAACCATATAAATGCCATTTCATTTTTATTTTTATCTTGGAAAACTTTAATATCATAAACCTTTCCACCCTGGATACAGTATTGCCCATCAGAGAAAGAAGATAAAGGTTTAAATCCAAAGCGTTCCAAAGGGTGTATTGACAAATACATTCCAAGTACTTCATACTCCCATTCTGCTTTTATTTCTTCATTCCAATCGTAGGTAGGAAGTTGTATATTATTTTTTAATTGTTTTGGTGTTCGATTATCCATATCAAGTTTCCAGAGTAAAAATGCTCTTTTTTCATTACAGAAATCAAAACAACCAGCTTTAATTAAATTTTGAACAACATTTTGTTTGATGTATTTTTTTTCTCTACGATTAAGAAAATCTTCAAAATCCTTAATAGGTCTTAATTCTTTAATGTGTTTAACAGCACTTTCACCAACATGTTTAATTGTTGAGATTCGGTAATTAATAGAGTCATCATTTACTGTAAAGTATTCTCCACTTTTATTAATATCAGGTGGTAGAATTTTTATACCTTTTTCTTTACACTCTATAATTAACTCAGCAATTTTTGATTGGTCTTGTTCTGAACTCATTAAAGAAGCATAGAAATGAAGTGGATAATGATATTTTAACCAGGCTGTTTGGTATGATATAACTGCATAACTAGCTGAGTGAGATTTGTTAAAAGAATACCCTCCAGCAACAGCATCTTCAATTTCAGACCATACCAACTGTGCTTCTTCACTTGATAATCCATTGGGTATACATTCTTGTATGAATTTTTCTCTAAGTGCAACATCATTCCTGATATCTTTATTCTTACGGATATGTTTGTCTGCGTAAGCGATATCCCAACCTGCAAGAGTTTTCGCATCAAGAAGGAATTGTTCTTGATATGTGATAAGTCCTTCAGTTTCCATAAGGTACGGCATTCTTTCATCCAAGCATTTCCAAGCCTTACCTTTTCGTCTCGCGATATATTCATGCCAATCTCCTGTTCCCGTTATGTTCCACATTAGTCGTTAATTAATGTGCGTTCTCTTATGAACTGCTGTATATTCCTATACAGACCAGACTATATCAACATCTACTTGAGATGTTCCCCGTTTCGGTTCACTTGAACCTACGCCTTACGGCTAGTCGTTGCACGTTTCAAGAGTAATTATATGTTTGAATTATTGTATATCGTTTAAAAATTACATAACCTTTATGAATAGCATCTTGAACAGATGATTTTCCACATTTAATAAAATTTTGACACGCTTTATATGAATTACCTTTAAATACAAACTTATCTTTATCGTAAACTTTATATGTCCACCAATTTCTTGTTTCTAAACCAATATTTAAAGCGTGTATTTTATTTTCAGATGCAGTAACCCACTCCAGATTTTCAAAATTATCATCATTTTTGATACCATTTATATGATTAACAAATGGTTTGTTATCTGGATTTGGTACATATGCTAATGCAACTAATCTACAAACTCTGAATTTTTTTCTACCTTCATCTGTTATAAGTGATACTCTTTTATAACCATCTTTATCGTAAAATGGTTGTATAATTTTTTGTTTACCTTTTGATAAATCTCTTGTTATTTTTGATGTAATAACTCCTTTTTTATCAATTAAATAACGATTAAATAATTCTTTCATATAATTCCTCCTTATTTCGCTCATGATTACCCACTCATCTATATTGTACCACAATAATAGTAAAATATAAAAGGTTGGGGTTTCCCATGAATTAGAGGAATTTCGATAACACATCACTGTGTTAAAGCCCTATTATTAAGGTCTTATTAAAGCGTTAATAGCAATTAAATCTTTAAAATTACGTGGTTGCTGTTCAACTACTTTTGCTCCTTGTGCAGACAACTGGAACACACCAGAGACTTGTCCACTACAGAGCATGTCGTACACGGTTGGACAATCATAATTGATTTGTTCAAGATTAATCCTTTCCTTTGTAGATTCCAAGATAGAATCGAGACATCGTTTGATAATTGGGAGAGTTTCGAGTCCAAGTATATCAAACTTGTAATGTCCAAGCTCTTCAAGCATGTATTTATCAAATCCAACGATTCGCTTATTCCTATCTTCAGCCCGTGTTTTAATAGGAAGGATTGACGAGAGGTTGGGATAGATGATAACTCCTCCAGCGTGTTGTGATTCATGAGAGATTGTACCTTCTAATCTTTCTATGATTTGAAATTCTAAGGAGTATTTTTTAGCGTAATTTTTAAGTTCAGCAGAACTTTCTAATGCTTCTTTAATGCTTTTTGCTGAATCAGGAATTAGTTTTGATATGATATTTAATTCACTCATAGGGTGGTCAAAGGTTGACATTACTTTTCTGGTTACAGAACGTGGTGTCATTGTACCGAAGGCGATGACCCTTGCAACATTGTCCATTCCGTATTTTTCTTGCAAGTCCTTAAATACTGCATCTTGGTCGGAGAAATCAACGTCAAAATCAGGCTGGCGTCCATCAGCCATGAAGCGTTCAAAAAGGAGGTCATATTTAGATGGATTGATTGTAGTAATTCCTGTAAGGTAAGCAACTTTACTTCCTGCACCACTCCCTCTTCCATCTCCGACAATGATATTATTTTGTCTAGCTGAGTTGACATAGTTTTGGACGATGAGGAAGTATCCTCCATATCCATTTCTATCAATAACATTAATTTCATTTTGTACCTCTTTGATAAACTGTTTGTCAGATATTCCTTTTTCTATTAACCCTTCTTTAGTACGTTGAACTAGTAATTCTCGTTCAGTAGTACCTTCAGGTATGTTGTAGAATTTAGGTAGGTAGTTGCCAACTTTTATTTCAGCATTACATTTATCAGCAATTTCAGCAGTATTAGATAGAGCAGATATTATTTCTGATTCGGGTATATTGTGAAATGTATTTATCATTTCATCATAGCTTTTAAGCCAGAAATCAGTAGTATCAAATTTCCATCTTTTTTTATCACTCATTTTACTATTAGTTTGAATAGCAAGCAATACTTCATGAGTGAAGGCATCTTGTTCAAAAACATAATGCACATCATTAGTGGCAATTACTTTAATATCTAATTGTTTAGCAATACGTAAAGCAGTATGATTATAATTTACTTGTTCAAATAATTCATTAGGCATGATTTCAATATAGAAATCAGAACCAAATGTTTCTTTGAATTTTCTTGCCCAATTTACAGCTTTATCACATTCATCATTTATGATGTGTTGAGCAAATGTTGAACCAAGGCAAGCACTTGAAACAATAAGACCATCTTTATGTTTTATAAGTGTTTCCCAATCAATACGTGGTTTACGGTTGAAGTTTTGGACATAAGCGTAATCTTGAAGTTTAAAGATATTCTTAAGTCCTTGATTATCTTTAGCAAGGATGATAAGGTGGCCATTCTCACCATCATTTTCTCGGACATAGTAGAATTCACAACCTAAGATAGGTTTAATGTCATTTTTTCTACATTCTTTTTGGAATTCCCATAAACCTGATGTAGTTCCGTGGTCAGTTAATCCTAACGCTTTTTGTCCAAGTTCTTTAGCTGTTTGAACTAATTCTTTGATTTTTCCCATTCCATCAAGTACACTGTATTCAGTCAAGAATGGGTGTGCAAATGCACAAAACCCATAAATTAAATCACCTCTTTAGTATTTGGATAAGCAAATTCACCTTGATATTTGATATTTGCTTCTAATCTAGCTTTTACAGCATCTTCAAATTTTTCAAATATTCCTAAATTTATTTGTTTTTTATTAATAGTGATATAAGCTCTCCATTTACTGGTTCTTTTATCCATATTTACGCCTTTGAATCCAGATGTATTTGTGGATGGGATAATTGTATTCATCATGTTTTGAGAGCGAGTGCATATCCTTATGTTTTCATCTCTGCAATCAAATTTATCATGATTAATATGGTCTACTAATTCGTTGGTTTTTGCTTTTAAGATAAAGCGGTGTAGAGCGTATTCTTCTCCATTATGTTTTCCAACAACATAATTGTTTCCAGATGCAAACCAATTGATATTTTTTAATTCATCAATTTTGTTTAAGGAGATTTTAGCTCTACACTTTTCTTTACCTTTTTTATCTCTTAAAATTATTTCAGCGTGATTGTTACAAATAACATAATCATTTTTACCTTTAATAGTATTTCTTTGTTCTGTTATTTGTTTTATTTCATCATTTGATAATAAAAACCAATTCATTCTATACACTCCTTTCATACCATCTAGTATAGTGTATCATAGTATGAGTGGAGTGTAAAGATGGAGTGTAAAGATTACTCCAATCTTAAAGCTGGTTCTTTATTTTCTAAAGCATAATCAATTGCACCTTTAAGTTCAACAATATCTGCTTCAGAACTACTTTCTTTTACTAAAAAGTTCTTATCACCAGGACGAGTTGCCCAAAGTTGATGTACTCCTTTTTTTTCATCAAAGTGAGTATTACATGAGATAATTTGACATGAAGTTTTATCATTTAAAAGCCATAACATATATTATATTAATCCTCCATAATTTCTAATAGTTTATTTAAATACCATTTTGCTTTTTTTAAATCTTCTTTCCCACCTTTAAGTGGATAACGTGAAATGTACTTAAGAATATTTCCGAGTAGAAATCCTTCATATTGGTCAAAATTTAATTTAGCTTCAATATAATTAATTGTTTCAATTCCACCAGATGTATAATGAGCTGGATGATTTATTGGGTCATTTATAGGTTTTTCACATTTTATTTCTGGTTTTAGTTCTGTATAATTGCAAATTGTTGGTTTAGTTGACCATTTTTTAACTAAATTTATTAATTCTTCATCACTAATAAATGGCTCGCTTTGCATATAAACTCTCCTTGTTGATAAGTCTCTTTTTATAGTTTTTACAATTTGGATTACAAGGTTCATTTATTAATGTTTTATTTTTAATGCATTGATTGCATAAACTATAGGTATTTTTTTCGGTTAACATACCTTTCATATAATTCCTCTCTGGAAATGTTTTCAGGGTCTTCTCCATTCAAGAAAGTGATTAACGATATATTAGCTTTATATTTAAATAAGTCAATTGCTTTCTTAGTTGCAATATGTCCAGCTTCGTCACCATCAAACGCTAATATTAAATCTGCTCCAGTTTTAAGTAATAATTTATATTGTTTATGAGTGATGTGCGCTCCAAATGTACATACTGCTGGTATTCCTAATTCGTGGAAAGCCATTACATCTGGTATTCCTTCACATATAACTATTTCTTTTGCTAAAATAACATTATCATAGTTATAAAGAATATCACCAGTATCAATGTTTTGGTGACTCCACTTAGGGAAATCTTTTTTATTTAATCGCCTAAGTGAAGCCCCTATCATTCTTCCCATGAAGATTATTGGAAATACTAAACGATTTTGCAAAGTATAGTAACCTCCTTCTACTTTTTTTTTAAGGGTAATATTCTTTACATATTTTACCCCAAAATAAGTTAAAGTAGACTCTTGGAAGTTACGAAACTTAACAACATCTTTCATTTCTTCTGTGATTTGAAATTCAGGATATTCTTTATCTTTATCTCGCATCAGAGAAAGAAACTTCTTAATATTTTCAATATAACTTGGTTGTCTTTCCTTAATTTTAAGGTTTGATATATCTACATTAAAGAAGGTAGCTATAAATTGTACGGCACTTGAAAAATCTAAGTTTTCCATTTTTTGTACTAAGGTATAAGCATCACCTCCACCACAAGAACCAGTATGGCAATACCAAAGTCCAGTTTCACGGTTAACAACAAAGGCAGTATGATTGTTACCACCATGTATTGCACAAGAGCAACGAATCATATTACCATCGTTTTTAATGTTTTGAAAACCATAATGGATGAGTAACTTTTCAATATTAATTTTATTATCGAGAGTAGTTACTGCATCCACAATAGTTTATACCACCTTAAAATTATTTGTATGATTTGCAATTTTCTAAGTTTTTATTAATCCATGTTTCTGCTTTAATATTGGCGGCTTGTATAGTTGATGCCCAACCATCACCAATGGTATAAATACCACTTTCAGTAATTAAAACTATATGCCAATAATGTTGCATTGAACCACTATATAACTTAGGAGTAAGGCTCACTCTTAATTCATATTTCATATTGGGATTACTCTCTTTCTTTTATACTTCTTGCTGCCGAAGTATTGGTTTGTTAAAGATTAAATTAATCGGTGGGCAATCTGACATGCCGTTACGTTGGTATTTAATTATCATTTGCTGATTGCCATTTTGGAATCCTTCTTTAGCAATTTTTTCGTCTGATTTGTTAATAAGAAACATCAACTTACTGGCAAGTTGGAGTATTCTATAAGAACCACCAATGTTTCCAGCATCAGGATTGTCAGTGTCTAAGTCGTTACGATTAGCTTGACAAGCAGTAAATACTGGTATTTTCATTAATCCTGCTAAGTCTTTTAGACCAGAGGTGAAGAAGCCAAGTGCTTGATACTCTTGCATTTGACGAAAAGTATTGCTTTGGTTAGAAGGTACCTTAATATAATCAAAGAAGATTGCTTTAACTCCATATTGCATATGGAATTTACGTGCAATTGCAGTTACTTTTTCAATAGTAAAGTGTGGCATATAGATATGATAATAAAATCCATTTTGCAAATCTTCTCTGGCTTTTTTAAGTTTAACTTGCTTATCACCAGCAAGTCCATTAACTGTGTTTAAAACATACATTCCTGAAACTATTTCATCATGAGGTATACCAGTTAGATTTGATAAAATTCTATCTTCTTGTTCACGTTCATTCATTTCTGTGTCAATATAGAGGATAGGTATTTTATCATGAATAGCTAATTTAGTAGCCCAATTAGTTAAAGTAACTGATTTGCCTACTTTACTTGGAGCACATACAATGGTTAAGTCTCCAGGTTGAGCACCATTAGTATAGCGGTCAAGTTGAACCCATCCTACTTCGAGTCCTGGTACAGTAGAAGGCGTTTCAGCACGTTGTGTGAGTACAGTTTCGGTAGCTGAACCCATTTTATATACGTTTTCTGAAGTGGAGGTGTTTACAGACAAATCAGATATTTTAGTTTCGACATAGTTGATAAGTTCGGAAGGATTTAGTACTTCGGCTTTATCGGAGAGTACGAAACTTTTAACATTATCAGAAATAGTTAAGAGCATACGTCTTGTGTAAGATTGCTTAATTTTTTCAATAAAGATGGGTAAATTATCAGGTGGGATAATAGCTTCTTCTAAAATAGTAAGGTACTCTAATCCACCTAAAAGCTCAACAGATTTTTTTGCTTGGTCATTAGAGAGTACTTCCATAATAGTCATTGGGTTTGGCTTAATGTTTTTAGAGTATAAATACATCATAGCCATGAAAATGAATTTATGCCCTGGTACTCCAAAGTGTTCAGCAAAGACTTCAGAGGATTCTACATCGACAAGTTTATCATTATTTTTCAAACATATCGAAATTAAATTTCTCTCCGAACCTGGATTGAAAACCAAATCTGTCGAGCTTACTTCTGTTTCGATTACAGGATTCGCTATCTGGATTCACTTCCTCTTGCCGTTTAGCAAATTCTGTTTTAATTTCTTGTTGCACTTCTTGCTTAACTGCTTCTGTTTTTATTTCTTTAAGTATATCCACTATACAATAAGGTAGGTATCCTAAAGAATATATGTTTGGATTACTTTCAATTGCTTTATCAACAACAGTAATGATTTCATCCTTGGTATAACCCATTGTTAATAGTGCTTTAGCTTGTACTATAGTTCTAGTAATATTAGGTTTGTTTAAAGGGAGACCCTTTAATTTTAAGAAGTAAATGGCGATATCTTTTGCATTTGTACCATTTGGTTTAACCAAAAATATCATTCCTTTAAACGAGTATGATGTATTGGTTTTTGCTTGGTCTAGCAATGTAGTTATTCATTTCAAGTAAGCGTAAAGCGAAACTAATTGCTCCACCATCAGTTAAATATCCCATTTCATGAATAATTTCTTTTCTTTTTGCAGTAACTTCTTTTTTTCCATTGGCTAGAAAAAGTAAAGCACCAAGTACTTTTTGCTCTATGGCTCCCATATTACACCTCCCTTCAGAAGATGTTTAAGAGGTTGTTTCGATTCCTCTACTAGTAATATTACCGCAAACAGTACATTTTATTTTAGTTGGGTCTTTGCCTGATTGGTTACCAACTCTGATATAATTCCCATATAGTTTGTCTTGATATTCGTGTTTACATGAACATTTAATTAATAGAGTTTTCATATTTTTTACCTCTTTTATTTTAGTTCGATTTCTTCCTCAACATTGTCATCCTCTACTTCTTCTTTTTTCATTACTGACTCCCAAGTTTCTCCGTTTAGAATGCGAAGAATTTGTTCAGGAGTATGAGGTTTATAGAATTCATTTAAATCAACCATATTTTCTATCAGCTTTTTATCTGATTCAGATAAGGGGTATTCATCACCAACATCAATACGATATACGGTATCATCTTTACTTGCTCCACGTCTACGTACTTTAATATCTACGTCAAGTAGAGACTTATCTTTTTCTTTTAACTCTATCATGATATCTCTTAAATCTTCAAAGAAAGTCTTACCTTGTTCAAGGATTTCTAATTTATTAGTATCTCTATTGAGTACTAAAATAGAAAATCTTCGAGATACACTTTGAGTATATGGTTCTTTATTGGCTTTTTGATGCGTTCGAATCTCACAAATTGGGCAACCACGACCAGGACAATTAATACTTCTACTGTGAGCTGGTTGCCAGTGAGTCCACCTACTATAAGGTTCTTCTCCTACTACTCTTAGTTTAACAGTTCCACCTGGAATAAATTTGGTGAATTCTAGTTTTTGGCCACTATCTCCACTATTGGTTCCAAAATCCCATCCAGCCATAATTAATCTCGCCTACCTTCTTTATCCATATTAATTATTATACATGGTGCTATTCCTTTGTCAATGGGTGTTTCAAATGTTTCAACAAGATAATTCATATCTTCTATTAATTCAATTAAATCATTGAAAACTTTAACAGTATCTTTTAAAGTATTAGCATCATTATTTTGTTTTATTGAATTGTTAATTGTTTTGATTATTCCTTTTAAACAACATTTATATCCTTCTAAAAAATCTTTGTTAATTATTATTAACCTCCTGAAATAAACTTTTGAAATTGGAGTGGTTAACTCCATCAATGATGCGAAAAGAGTGGGAATTGTTAATGCGTTGGTTTATTTTAGGATGGTTAACATTACCAATATAAGTTTCTGCTTGTATTGGTTTCCCTTCTTTATATTGTAATCTACTGAGTTCATCTAGTGTGTTAAAGTGGATTGGGTTAACATTAACTTTAATTCTATGATGAATGTCCCATTGCTGGTTTTTTTGCAATGTGGACATGGAACATAAGTGATATGCATCTAATATAGGTTCGTAATAATCAAAATTATTGATTAAAAACAAACCTCCGTAGACCACACTGTTTCCCCATTGTTTTTTAACATTTATAGGGGTAATGAAAGTGTGGTTACTACGGAAGTGTTTAAACATACTACCTTTTGTAATTCCAAAATTTATAAATATTAACGGTAGTCGCATATCACGCTGTTGGTTTGGTGAAAGTAGTTCGTTAGTGATGAATAGAATTTTACTCTTCGATATCATCTTCTACTTCATCATCATTTAAGCGTTTATTTAATCTAGCAAGTTGCTCTTTGGCTTTCTTTAAAATACGTAAGCGTTTTTCTTTTTTACGTAGAATTTCATAACCAGTTTTTACATCTTCTTCAAGCTGGTTAATTTCTGATTCGAATTGGTTGATTTGGGCTTCTACCACGTTGCACCTCCTTCTTCTTCTTGTTTTAGTATATCTAAAAGTTCTTTATTAAAATTGTATATTTCACAATAATCATCTTTACCTAAAGAACCTTTAGTAGCTCTGTGGTATAATTCTTTTAAATTTGCTTCTTCGGGTTTCCATTGTCCTTCTAAACCAAAACAAGAACAATGAGAAGCATTTACTTCGTAATATTTATTACCTTTTTTGAATAAAACAAAAGCATTACCTTCATATTGCATTTGTCCATATGTTGCAAGGAGTATTTCCATTCCTTCAAGTTCTTCTGGTTTTATATCAAAATCTCGAATTAATGCTTCTTCTCCCCATTTTTTATTAAAATCTTTTTCTACATTTTTAATTGACCAATCATGAAGATATTTGCTCATATTGTACCTTCTTTTCCGCTACTCATATTAATTGGAGTGTTGGGTTGGAGTCGAACCAACGCTAGAAGAGCCACAATCTAATGTGCTACCGCTACACTACCAACACTTGGTACTGATGCGTGGATTTGAACCACGTTCTAGCGATTATAAGTCACTGGCTCTACCATTGAGCTACATCAGTAAATTTGGTTGCGAGGGTGAGATTTGAACTCACAACTTTCAAGTTATGAACCTGATGGACTACCATTGTCCTACCTCGCTATATTAGCATGAAAAGGGAGGTGGGAATTGCACCCACATTGTCAAATACCATGACATTTTTCAATTTAAATTACTCCCTTATGGCAGGA